GGGCGCGCTGCCGTCCGCGACAGCGCTAAATCAGATGGAGAGCTCTGGTACCTATTATATGCCCGATCCCAGTAACTGCCAGTTCTCAAGGCGGACAAGTTTACGACATTGCGGTCGAGCCTAGCACGGCTAATGCACAGCTTGGGCTGTGACTCCTCAACCACCCACACAGTATCTCTGATCACTGTGTGGTTTTGTCTCTAAGATCGAGACCTATACTAAGGGGGGGGAGGATTTGTTTGGTGCTGGTGGGTTATTCACCTGGAGTTTTGGCTCCACCATGCATATCAAGAGTGATGCTGCCAATCCCAACGAGGCTCAAGGCGCATCTAGCTACTAGTTTATCCACTCACTGGACTCAGAGTTATACCGGGTGTGGTAACCAGCCACACCCCTGAAGCCACGGCGTACCATTGGTCTCGCCTCCTTCCCATTCCAGGGCGATTTGGCCTCTAGTCCCGGTGTCATCTAACTAGTAACACTCTTCTATTTAACCATGGGCAGGGCAAGTTAATGGCCGCCATCCATGGGATCTGGCTACGCGGGGGAAACTATCTACAACCCGGGTGCCGTGAGTACAGATACGCACCAATGCTTACTCAAGGTATTGGTGGGCTTTGGTGGCACTAGAAGTGGAGGGTGGGATCTGAACACTGCTCGCCTCTCGTGTGGGGCTTAGAGCATAGTCCAGTGGAGGGTGCCTCAGTGATTGGCTGCCCCTCTGGCTCCTTCCTAGTGGGTTCGTCAGCGCGGCGTTCAGATACTGCCGCTGTAGTGCCAGTGTCTGCAACGAGCTCCTTATCGAGTGCCTTACTATGGGCACACACTCCGGCTCTGTTGCTTGGTAGTGTTGGGCCTTCTCTCCTATGACTGGGTTCCACATTGAGAGCAGGGAGAAGGCGCTGGAGCCAGTCTTCAGGCGGATGCCTTGAAGCTGGGTCACTAGGGAGAAACATCGCGGGGCACTCTCTGCCGAATCGCTCAAAGGAATAGAGTAATTCGGATAGAAAGCGACCAGCCGCGGTCCCCCGCTGAGGCTCAGTGACACTTTGCGGCCTACCGGTTCCAGGTCCGACAGGGCCGTATCGTGGAGCCACAACACTACCTCGCCCGCGGTTCCGTCGGGCACGTGTGGCAGGAATGCCACTACTAGCTTCTCTATAAACAGGAGACCCCCACTGCGCTTCGTGCGCCATTTCCGGGTAAAGAAATCCCGGACCGTTCGTTGGTGCTCTGGGGGGTATAGTGGCGTACATGTAAGGGTATTGCTGCCTCGGGCTGGTGTTAGGACACCAAAGCCAAGATCCCGAAGCTTGTCTTGGATCCCTGCGCCGTGGAGAAGGTTGATTAGGTCTTCTCGAGTTCCTGCTTGAATTATTGCCATCGCCTATTGGTTGTATCTGTAGGTTCATGACGATGCCCAACCTCCAGAGCCTAGTGGAGGATTGGGTGACTGAGTTATCTAGGTTTGACGGCCCTCCACCAAAGGGACGCCCCAGGACTAACGCTCTAGTATTGCAACCTGGTACTAGCTACGTGACTGCCTCAACAGGCGGAAACGGGAGGAGGGTAGAGGAAATCAACCTCCACCTCAACCTCGTCGGTGTGGACTGCAGATCTGGATGGGTTAAGGCACTGAACATCTGGTATGAACCAGTCATTAAATCCTCGCCTTTCACAAGCCCCCGGGACTACCCTACCTGGTCTCTTAAGATTGTCATATATACCCTCCAATGCTATTTGCATTGGAATAGACAATCCAAACGCCAAGCTGAAACTAAGGCGTCCCTCAGTTGTGATGGGCTTATCTCGCGCATCCATCCCACGGGAAAGGTTGACCATGCCGCATTTGTACAGTGGATGCTCGGTCACTTTAGTATTAGCTTTCCCAATTCTACACAACCAACGGTAAAAACTGCCAAACACTGGCAATCCTCCCGCCAAGCTCTGGCCGCAGTTTCCTATCGCGTGCCACCAAGATTCTAGCTGTTCCCAATCGATTACGCTACATAGGTCTTTAGCGATACTAGGAATTTGCCTAACCATTCTCCATTGGGTGCCATCAAATACTGGCTGGGTTTGGCAAAATTCGACTTTCTCAAATTGGTAAACAGGGGCTTCTACTTTCATGGTGAAGCCCAACGCTGCGAAGTATGGCTTGACAGCTGCATTAAACCTTTGCAAATGTTCCTTCTCAAAGATGACGATGCAATCGTCACCATTGTCCATCAACTCATGGGGGATGGACAGGTCTAAACACAAATTTCGTGTCATTAGGACCATGAGAACACAATTGCCCAGGGCGGTATCCATATCACCGCTCATTCTGCAACCCTTCACCTTATACTTAACGAGACCATCTTTGCAAGTGCCAAGTCCACGATTAACATACATCTGGTTGAGCAGGTCCACAAACTCCTTAGAGGAATTGAACCGCTTGTACACAGAATGTGTGAACTTTAAAGCTTCAACTGACACATGCTGGTCAAATCGGCTAGCGTCTAGCCCTACACAAACTGGATTTCGGAATGAATCCCACTTCTTCCTAATTATCTCACCAGTTTGGAAGGCATTAAATCCCTTGGCGACACACGGTTGTTCATACAACCTGCCCAGAGCTTTATACAACATTGGCTCAAGTGGTTTAATGTATTTCGCGAATACCACATTGAACCTGGGATCTCGAGGTTGGATGACTCGGGGAGCTGGGTCCGGCTTGGCAGAAAAGTTGATCTTCTCCGCTTTTATAAATGTAGACACTCTAGCATCCCTCCGTTCTAGCGGTCGTTCCATGATAGACAACATCGCTTGCTCATACCTTGCCCTTTGTCTCCCGGTATAACTGTTGACGACGTCTTCCATGGACCAAGCATTAATTTTGAAGTGCTTTATGTCGACAGTCAGACGGTCAAACCTACCTGGGGTGGGTCTAACAGGAAGAGAGCCACGATTATCAGTGTAGAACACTCGCTCATTTATTCCCCTCACGAGATTCACCAAGGAGTTGTTGTGAACTCCAAAATCAGCAGAGGGCCTTACCGCGTCAATCTGGTAAGATACCCTTTTAACAGGCCGGGGACGTGCGGACGGCCTGATGTGCAAGGAGGGGCTCAATATGATAGGCACTGTTTTAGTACACACCCCATCCCTTGCAATGACGTCCCCTAGTAAAAATCCCGGATGGGTGTGCTGTACACCACATCCAGGAGTGTCGGCGTCAGGAAAAACTTGACTGCCTGCTGGGCCAGATAGTAGTTATCTTGGCGTCTGGCCCCAGCGGTCTTCAGGATTTCCCTAGCAACTCGCGCCCCTAATTCTATATTAGCGGGGCTGGCCGGTCGCAGGCCGAATCTAGACCTGAGTTCCATGGCTACTGTATAGCTCGTTAAGTGAGCCATGGATGGCCCCTCTTCCATTAGGGGCCCTGCTGCTTCCACTGTCGTGGGCATCTCCACTGAGGCATCGGTGTCATCACCGGCATGGGCTGAGTGGCCCGCATCGCCTTCCATGGCGGCATCCCTTGTACTAGGGGAGCCCTCTACTGGGGCTGGGTCCTCTTGGTGGACCACTCCTACGGCTGTCCCAGGCACAGCAATTACCTCGTGTTGTGGCTCTTCCTGGATGGTGGACAGTGCCGATGCAGTGTCCCCGACAGCAACGGTATTGTTCAATACCCGCGCCAACTCACGTTCTGCCTCTGTAGGAGCAGACGGGTCTACTGGAGTCTCCATAATAGGTTCATCCAGTTCACGGGGTAGAGCAAATACCCAACGCGCGACCTCACTATTAACAGAGGCCACGGCAATGCCACCCGATGGGGCATTCATCTGCATGCTAGATGCAGGCATCTCATCCCTATTAGTTGGGAGAGGGTTCTCCACAAGGCCCCCATCAGCATTTACCGTGGTACCACCACAGCCTCGGGTAGGGGGGGAGGACAATTTGTCCACCTTGTCTTCAGCTTCCTTGCTGGCATCCCTGGAGTCCACGAACTGCTCTAGGGGGAGGTACTGGTTGGTCTCCCGGGACCCCTCGTACCATGCACACATATCCGCTGTGTGCGCTGTGGTCATTCTCGCCTGGGTAATTAAGAGTCCCCAGGTGTCATCGAAGCGTTCAGCACATTGGCGTCTGGTTAGGACGCCATCTTTGGGCGAGAAGTCCATTCGCAAGAACTTAGTTATGTGATCCATAACGTTGC